TACTCCTTATGCTATACCGATAATAGCTGTTCCTGCAGAAGCTGCTGGAAATTCAATTGTGAAAGTTCCACTTGTTACGGTTTTATCTCCCCCGAATGCAATGGTGCAACATGCTGGATCACCAGATGCTGTGTCATTAAAAATTAAACAACCGTTAGCTGTGAATGAAGCAGATGTCCATGAGATATTAGCAAAATCACAAACAGCTGTATCACTTGATAAAACTGGAGTTACACTTGTAAGAGCTTTTCCTTTTGCAGAATAAGAACTTCCAGATGTGTTAGCAATTTCGTTAGTTGAACTATATGCTGTTGTTGATTTATTAATAGTTGCTGAACTCGTATATAAAGCTAAGTTAAAAGTGTTTCCTGATGATGCAGTAAAGTTATGTGTTGCTGTTAAAATTTCTACTTTGAAACTGTTACAAACTGCTGATGTTATTGCCATAAATTTTCTCCTAATTATTGAGGCGGTGACTTGATAGGTATTCTTACTGTACCATCCGTGTAATCGTCTCGTCTTCTTCTTCCAATTTGCATGCTTGCAAACTTCTGTAGTTCTTGTTTATACTTTTGGTCATACATTGTCAACATATCCATAGGACCTTTTAAATATCCATACGCCTCTACTAAACAGGCATATAGTAACCCTTGTGGGAAGTACCTACTGACATAAGTCCCAGAAGTATTAGTCTCTAATCCTGTAGGCATTGCATTTCCGTATATTTTAATAACATAATTAGCGTCCGGAGTAGGAGCCATTAAAATAGATCCCGAAGTAGTATCTGTTAATCCCGTCGCTCCTCCAAACATTGCATAATATTTAGGAAGTCCTGTAACATCTTGAGCTGTCCGATCTCCTTCAGGCCCTGTTTTGAAGCCAACATATTCACTTAAAAAAGTTTGATCTCGTCTCTGTAACCATTGACTTTGTCCATTAGCATTAGCTGTAGAATTAAAAACTTGCACCCCTCTTATAAATTGAAATCCTGCTGGAACTCTAACAGTATTAACATCTGTAGCAATTGTTCCTTCCCACTCTTGTCTGTCTGAGTCCATAGGAAGATCAAGATTGATTCTATGTTCAGCGTTTTCTATAAATCTGCTTAGAACAGCACCACTAAAAACAGTACTACTTACTTCAGTATAACTTCTAATGTCAGCTTCTAATGCTGAGAGTGTATATCCAGCCATTACTTAATAGCCTCCTGACAACTGGAACAACTTTTTTTAAATCTTGCGTGTGTGCCACAATGTAAAAGCTTTGGTGTAACTATTAGTATAGGTAAGTCAGTTGGGGTATGTTTCACTACTTCTACCTCTGTTTTAGTCCTAGAATATCCTACACTACCAAAACATTTCTTCCATAAAAATTTTAAATATTTAATCATTACGATCTATCGTTTACGGGTCCGCCGAAAACTAAAAACCCCCCTCCTGTTGCTATACTAGTCGCAGCAGAGACTAAAGTAAAACTAAATTTATTACTGAAAGTAACCGTGGTTCCAGCATCATCTACGCGTGTTTCATCAATTTTAGTTATTATATATGATCCATAAACTTTTGCACCCGCGCCATGAGCTACAGCTTCCGTGTTGACGGGAGTCTTTCCATAAGAAGGAGCTGCAGTTCCTCGAGTGCAGCCAGTTAAATCATGAGTAGATTTCCCTGTATATTCAATAGTTTCATTCACAATAACTCCGTCACTGTTTACTTTTTCAATCACAATATATCCACTTGTAGGAAGAGCTGATGCGTCAGTTAAATTAATTGTTGTAGCTGTAGAATTAATAGATACAGCTAGAAGTAGCTCAGTACCATCTGCATCTAGACCTAATCCTAAAGCAGCAACCGATACTCCCCCGACAGGTTCCTTAACTTGATAAAATCTTACTGCATCTCCTGTGGATCGTCCATGAGCCGTTTGTGTTACTGTTACTGTAGTTCCAACTTCTGTTAAAAAAGGATCATTATTTAATGGAGCAGGAGTAGGTAATGCTGTTCTTGACGGTCTTGCATGTGATAAAGCTTGTGGGTCAGCACTTGTGGGTCTTGGCTGAAGCTGTGGTTGCTTAGGTTCATATTCAGAAAAATGAACCCATGCTCCGTTCCATTCTCTAACCATTTCTCTCCATGGAAAAGTTTGACCAGAACGATCAGAAACCATTAATGCATATTTACCTGATGAAAACGAAGTCATTATACCCCCGGAAAGTAAATTTTAGGTGCTATATAAGTACTGGTTGAAGAGCCATCTTCGGATAAAGCTCTAGCTAGTTCGTCTTCGTATAGCAGTTTCATTTCTTGTACCTTTTGTGGTGTCGTTGGATTTTTCTGTGCTAAAAGAAATGCCAACCCAGAAATCATACATGGTACAAACCTATATGGAACATCAGATGCATTTGTATATCCATCCCCCGCATTTTGAATTCTTCTTGTATAATAAAAATTAATATAATTCGCTGCCTCTGTACTGCCAGGAGTTAAATAAACAGTTAATGTAACCTTATCAATAAATCTTTGAACCCAATACTGAGTTGGAGTACCATTGGCCTTTTTATTTGAAAAAGCTTGATACTGCGATCTATTAATTTGAGTCATGGGTGAATCAACGTTACTAGAAATTATTCTATAGTTAGCTTCTAGTATCTCATCCATTCCTCTTATAAACTGTAGAACCGCGTCACTTGTACTATGGGTTGCGGCAGTTGTACCGTTAACACCTCTAACACATCCAGTTAAATCTAGACTAGAGATTGCTGCGTAAGTAATTTCTTCTGTTCCAATAATAATGGTTCCGGAAGCCGGGAGCTCTGTAACAGACGCTACTGGAATAGTGGCTATTGAAGCATTAATTCCTGCTGTTAAAGTAGTACTAATTCCGTCAGACGTTCCATCTGCAGCTATACGATAAAAATCGTAACTAGTTTGATCTTCTACTAATCTAATACTTTGATTTGCAACTTCCCAATAATGAAGTCCTCTATTACCCCATTCAGAAAATAAAATATTTAAAGATCTTTTTGCTGTTTTTAATTGATAGCCGGATACACCCTGAATGCCAAGACGTTCGTAAGCATCTTCGATGATTTCGTCAATCGCAAGAGTTTTGTCAAAAGAGTAAGAGCCTGAAGTAACATTAGCCATTGGCTGCTCCTACGCTCCAGTGATTGTTACAGTAACACTTCCATCTGTTCCACCTGTTTGCGTTAAAGTAGCACAAACGCCATCTTTAAATACAATACCGGAACCTGGAACATAGACTGATAAGCCTTCTGTTTCCCATTTATAGGTAGCTTTAAGATTACCTGCTGCAGCACCACCTGTTGTAGCAGTGTCATGTAAAAGTAAAACAGAACCAGCTTCTCCTCTGCCTTGAATAGAAGTTACTCTAGTTCTAGCTGCTCTTAATAATGATATAGCACCTGTAGCTTTAGTTAAGGTTGTTTGGTCGCTTGAAAATGATCCTCCGCCTGACATAATTTTTCTCCTTAATTGTGAGCTCCCGAAGGAGCCCACATTATTTTATTTATTAACTCCAGACAAAAGTACCAGAGTCACCTGTTGGATATTTACCTAAATCAAAAGCAAAGTCCCAAATGCCTTTTTCATAGC